GACTCACGAGCTTATGGAATGTGCTACCTTAAGAACCGTCGTTCAGGATTTTCATTTATGTCTTCAGCAGAGACCGTTAACTTGGCAACAATTACGTCAGATGCACGGTACGGTATCTTGTCTAAGTCTGGAGCGGATGCTAAGAAAATGTTCACAGACAAGGTTGTACCAATATCCGTCAACTACCCGTTCTTTTTCAAACCGATCCAGGACGGTATGGACAGGCCCAAGACAGAACTTGCCTATAGAATACCAGCCAGTAGACTCACTAGAAAATCCATACAAAATAAACAGGACAAAGAGTTATTGGAAGGGCTCGACACAACAATTGACTGGAAGAATACCGGTGACAACTCCTACGATGGAGAGAAGCTTAAACTCCTCGTCCACGACGAATCGGGGAAATGGGAAAGGCCGGACAACATCCTCAACAACTGGAGGGTTACGAAAACAACACTAAGGCTAGGAGCAAGAATTATCGGCAAGTGTATGATGGGGTCAACATCAAACGCTTTAGACAAAGGAGGTGAAAATTTTAAAAAGCTTTATAATGACTCAGACGTCACGAAAAGAAACCGTAATGGCCAGACTAAGTCAGGATTATATTCTTTGTTCATACCTATGGAATGGAATTACGAAGGATTCATTGACAATTATGGAATGCCTGTATTCGATACCCCATCAGAAGATTGTGTTGGCCCTCATGGAGAGCACATCGACGTCGGAGTCATCGAGCACTGGAACAATGAGGCTGAAGGATTAAAAAGCGACCAGGACGCTCTAAATGAGTTTTACAGGCAGTTCCCACGCACAGAGGAACACGCTTTTAGAGATGAAACAAAAAACAGTATATTTAATTTAGTAAAAATATACGAACAAATAGATTATAACGAGGATTTAGCAAATACAAACGTTGTTAATGTCGGTAGTTTTTCTTGGGAGAATGGTATAAAAGATACAAAAGTAAGATTTACACCAAATCCAAATGGAAGATTCAAAATATCGTGGGTACCTAATTATAATTTGCAGAACCAACAATATACTAAGAATGGTTTAAAATTCCCAGGCAATGAGCACATGGGAGCTTTTGGATGTGATAGTTACGATATATCCGGCACCGTTGATGGAAAGGGATCTAAAGGAGCGTTGCACGGATTAACCAAGTTTAGCATGGAAAACGCACCGCCAAACCACTTCTTTTTAGAATACATAGCTAGACCGCAAACATCTGAAATGTTTTTTGAAGATGTATTAATGGCTTGTGTATTTTATGGGATGCCGCTTTTGGCTGAGAATAACAAACCTAGGCTTTTATATTATTTTAAAAGAAGAGGGTACAGGGGTTATTCTATGAATCGTCCCGATAAAGTATGGAACAAGCTATCTGTTGCAGAAAAAGAAATAGGTGGAATACCTAACTCTAGCGAAGATATAAAACAGGCTCACGCCGCGGCAATTGAAGCTTACATAGATAGATATGTTGGTTTAAGATCAGACGGTCAATACGGGGACGTGTATTTTAATAACACATTGAATGATTGGGCTAAGTTTGATATAAACAAAAGAACAAAGTATGATGCAGCGATAAGTTCTGGACTAGCTATCATGGCGTGTAATCGCCACCTATATAGACCAGTTGCGCCTGTTCAAAAACAAACGTTAAATTTAAATATTGCTAAATACACAAATAGCGGTACAACATCGAAAATAATAAAATAATATATGGCTGAGTCAGTTGTAAAAAGTTTTTTCCCTAGCCAAGTAGCTAGCGACGCTGAAAAAGTGTCATCGGAGTATGGCCTTCGAGTTGGTAGAGCTATTCAAGATGAATGGTTTAAATCTGATTCAGGCACTGCGAGATATAAGAGCAATCAAAACACGTTTCATAGTTTAAGATTATATGCAAGAGGCGAACAGCCTATACAAAAATATAAAGATGAATTATCTATTAACGGTGATTTATCTTATTTAAATTTAGATTGGAAGCCAGTGCCTATCATATCAAAGTTTGTTGACATACTAGTTAACGGCATAGCTGAAAGAGCTTTTGATATAAAAGCATATTCACAAGATCCATACGGCGTAAGCAAACGAACGGCTTATATGGAATCTATTATTCGTGACATGCAGACAAAAGAGTTAAACGAATATGCGCAAGCGGAATTTGGTATTAACCTTTTTGAAAACCAACCAGAGTTGCTTCCGGATAGTCAGGAAGAATTAGAAATACACATGCAGCTAAGTTACAAGCAAGCTGTTGAAGTGGCGGAAGAACAAGCAATCCAAACATTGTTAGACGGTAATAACTACGACTTAACAAAAAAGAGAATCATATATGATTTATCTGTAATTGGTATTGGCGCTGTTAAGAATAGATTTAGCAAGTCAGAAGGTGTTGTAGTTGATTATGTAGACCCGGCTAATTTAGTATACTCTTATACTGAATCACCGTATTTTGACGATATATATTATTGTGGTGAAGTTAAAAGCATCCCTTTAAACGAATTAAAAAAGCAATTTCCAAATTTAACCCAGGAAGATATGGAGAGCATATCAAAACAAGGGTTTCAGAATAACGGCTTTTACGATAGATCAATAAGAAATTATGATCAATCTGATAGTAACACAGTTCAAGTTTTGTATTTCAACTTTAAAACATACATGAACGAGGTTTACAAAGTTAAAGAAACTGCAACTGGAGCAACAAAGATATTAGTAAGAGATGATCAGTTTGATCCACCCGTTGAAATGCTTGAAGAGCAATTCGGTAAAATGTCTAGATCACTAGAGGTACTTTATGAAGGGGTACTTGTATTAGGTACAGACTATTTGCTAAAATGGGAAATAGCCAAGAATATGATGCGTCCAAAGAGCGACCAAACTAAGGTTCTAATGAACTATAGTATAGTGGCTCCTAGAATGTATAAAGGTAAAATCGAATCAATTGTTAGTAGAATAACAGGGTTTGCTGATATGATTCAGTTGACTCACTTAAAACTACAACAAGTTATGTCTAGGTTAGTACCTGATGGTGTTTATCTTGACGCTGACGGTTTAGCTGAGATAGATTTAGGTAACGGAACGAACTATAATCCGCAGGAGGCCTTGAACATGTTCTTCCAAACAGGTTCTGTTATAGGTAGATCTATGACCCAAGAAGGAGATATGAATCCTGGCAAAGTGCCTATACAAGAAATTGCTAGCGGTTCAGGTGGTCAAAAATTACAATCCTTAATATCTACTTACAACTATTACCTTCAAATGATCCGAGATGTTACTGGATTAAATGAAGCTAGAGATGGAAGCACACCTGATTCTAGAGCTTTAGTAGGTATACAAAAGATGGCGGCTGCAAATTCAAATACCGCTACAAGACATATATTAGATGCTGGTCTTTTCTTGACAGCTCAGTTAGCGGAATGCTTGTCATTACGTATATCAGATATATTAGAATATTCACCATCCGCTGATGCTTTTGTTCAAAAGATAGGTGGACATAATGTAGCTACTCTAAAAGAAATGGAGGATTTGCACTTATATGATTTTGGTATATTCTTAGAATTAGCGCCAGATGATGAGCAAAGAGCTATGTTAGAAAATAACATTCAGACAGCTTTATCTGCTGGTTTAATTGATTTAGCGGATGCTATTGACATTAGAGAAATAAAAAATATAAAATTAGCTAATCAAGTTTTAAAGATTCGTAGAAAAAAGAAACAAGAACAAGATCAGTTAATGCAACAGCAGAATATGCAAGCTCAAGCGGAGGCAAATGCTCAAGCTCAGCAAGTAGCTGCTCAGGCGGAAGTACAAAAGAACGAAGCTATTACCGCTCAAAAAGCACAACTAATGCAAATGGAAAATCAATTTGATTTACAAAAAATGCAAGCGGAAGTTGCTGCTAAGAAAGAGTTGATGGCTCAGGAATTCCAATACAATATGCAATTAAAAGGATTGGAAACCCAAGGCCAGAAGCAAAAAGAGTCTGAAAAAGAAGACAGAAAAGATCAAAGAACACAATTACAAGCAACACAACAAAGTAAGTTAATAGATCAAAGACAAAACAATACCCCTCCAAAAAGCTTTGAATCTAGCGGAAATGACATTATTGGCGGAGGATTTGACTTAGGTTCTTTCGAGCCTAGGTAATAATAATAGTAATAATTATATAATATTTTATCATGTTAGAAAACCAAGTAGAACAAGAAGACCTCGTTACTCCTGAGAGTAATCAGGAACAGCCCGCAGCTGAAGAGCAAGCGGTCGAAAAACCCGTTGACTCAGCGGTGTCTCAAGACGAAGAAGGTACGATTAAAGTAGACTTTAGTAAATTTAGTACTGAAGAGGAAAAACCGGAAGAGCAACAAGAAGTTGCAGCTGAAGAAGTTGCAGAAGAGGTTACAGAAGAAGTTGTTGTTGAGGCTGAAGCACTTGAAGAAATTACAGAAGAAGAGGTTCAAGAGCAAACAGAACAACTCACTGACGAAGTTGCAGAAGCTATAGCTGAGCAAGAAGAAACAGGCATAGGATTACCAGAAAATATTCAAAAAGTTGTAGACTTTATGAATGATACTGGAGGTACTTTACAAGATTACGTAAAACTAAATACAGATTACTCTAGCTTAAATGGTAATCAACTATTGAGAGAGTACTACGAAAGTTCAAGACCTCATCTAGACAAAGAAGAGATTGACTTCTTAATGGAAGATAATTTCAATTATGACGAAGATATAGACGAGGAGAGAGATATAAGAAAAAAGAAAATAGCTTATAAAGAAGAGCTAGCTAAGGCTAAAAACCACTTAGATGGTTTAAAGTCTAAATATTACGAAGAAATTAAAGCTGGATCAAGGTTAAATCCTGACCAACAAAAAGCTGTAGAGTTTTTTAATCGATATAGTAAAGAACAAGAAACGGTTAAACAAGAACAAGAACAGCAATCAAAAATATTTTTACACCAAACAGATAGCGTTTTCAATAATGAATTCAAAGGTTTTGATTATTCAGTTGGAGACAAGAAATATAGGTTTAAAGTTAAAGATACCACGGAGATTAAAAATACCCAAAGCGACATCAATAATTTCGTCAAGAAGTTCTTGAACGACAAAAATGAAATGGTAGACGCAAAAGGTTATCACAAATCTCTATTTACAGCAATGAACGCTGATGCAGTTGCTAATCACTTTTACGAACAAGGAAAAGCTGATGCAATGAAAAGCAGTATAGCGAAATCCAAAAATGTAGATATGGATCCGAGAGGGACTCATGAAAAAGTAACTACAGCAAATGGGTGGACAATACGTGCGGTACCCGGCAATAGCGTTAATGGTTCAAAGCTGAAAATCAAAAAAAGATAATTAACCATTAAAAATTTAAAAAAATGGCAGGTTTTGCAACAACGCCAGCGACGCTGGCAAACTTAAGTCACTTAACCCCACGCCCAATAAAGGGCTTGTTCGGTGACAACTATCTTTCTGTAGGAGAGATGGATTTTACACAACAATTTTTACCTGAAGTATATGAGAAAGAAGTAGAGCGTTTTGGAAACAGAACTATCTCTGGATTCTTACGTATGGTAGGAGCTGAGATGCCTATGGCTTCTGATCAAGTAGTATGGTCTGAGCAAGGTAGATTACATATCGCTTATGACGATGTAACAGTAGTAGATACAACTAACCTTACATTCCCAGTTGGTCACTTAATTGGTCCAGGAATGACTATTATTGTATCTAAAGGCTATACAACTCAAAAGGCGTATGTAAAAGCTGTAACAGGACAAAACGTAGAAGTAGATACTTATGGTGCTGTTTCTGGTATCACTGTTACTGGTGGAGATGTTAAAGCATTTGTATACGGTTCTGAGTATGCTAAAGGAACTAGCAACGCTGGTAACTCAATTGATGCTTCATTCACAACTTTCAACAACAAACCAATCATCCTTAGAGATAAGTATAATGTAAATGGTTCTGATGTTGCTCAAATCGGTTGGGTTGAAGTAACTACTGAAGCTGGTACTTCTGGATACTTATGGTACTTAAAGTCTGAGCACGAAGCACGTATTCGTTTCGAAGATCAATTAGAAATGGCTATGGTTGAAGCTGAGAAATCAACAGACATTAACGGTGCAGTACGTAATATTACGCCTGCTGCTGGATTCGGCGGAGGTAGTGCAATTACTGGTTCTGACGGTTTATTCTCTGTACTTGAGGAAAGAGGCCTTGTATACAACGACGCTAATTTTGGAGCTGCTGGCGCTGGTGGCGCACCAAGCCCAGGTTTAGGTGAATTCGATACTATTCTAGCTGAATTAGACAAGCAAGGAGCTATTGAAGAAAACATGCTTTTCTTAGATAGAACAACTTCTTTGTCTATTGACAACATGTTAGCTCAGCAGAATACTTACGGAGCTGGTGGTACATCTTACGGTGTATTCGACAACTCTGCAGATATGGCTTTGAACTTAGGATTCTCAGGTTTCCGAAGAGGTTCTTATGACTTTTACAAAACTGACTGGAAATATCTAAACGACTCTACTACTCGTGGATTAGTTGCTGATGTTGAGGGGGTTTTAGTACCAGCAGGAACTTCAACTGTTTACGACCAACAATTAGGAAAGAATATCTCACGACCATTCTTACACATTCGCTACAGAGCTTCTGAAGCTGATGACCGTAGGTTGAAGTCTTGGGTGACTGGATCAGTTGGAGGCAACTTCACAAGTGACGCGGATGAAATGAATGTTCATTTCTTATCTGAAAGAGCATTATGTGTACAAGCTGCTAACAACTTCGTATTGTTGAAAGCTACTACATAGTAAGTAAATTTATGTAATTTTTACCCTCGTTGAATCTACGGGGGTAATTATTACTCTTATTAATTATTTAATTTTATTATATCATGGCTAAAAAAGCTACAAAAGCAGAAGAAACAATTGAGGTTGCACCTCAGCCAGTTGTTGCAAAAAAAGTAACAGCTCAAGAACCCACTAAACCAACGTGGGAAATTAAAGATAGATTATATACACTAAAAAGTAATAAACGTCCTTTAGTATTTACTGTTCCATCAATGCATACTGCCAAGCGGCCATTATTGTGGTTTGATGAAGAAAAAGGTTATCAGCGTGAATTAAAATACGCAACAAATCAAAGGTCTCCATTTGTTGATGAACAACAAGGACCAGCTACATTGGGTAGAATTGTTCTAAGAGATGGCGCTTTAAGAGTTCCTAAAGAAAACCAAGTTTTACAAAAACTTTTATCTTTGTATCATCCGTATAAAGACGAATTATATGAAGAATACAAACCAGTGCAACAAGCTGCGAATCAATTAGATTGGATTGAAGCTGAGATAGAGGCATTGAATTTAGCTAAGGCATTAAGTATTGATGAGCTAGAAGCTGTATTAAGAGTTGAATTTGGAAATCAAGTAAACGAATTATCTAGTAGTGAATTGAAACGAGATGGTTTATTATTTGCAAAAAAGAAACCTTTATTGTTCATAGAATTAGCGAATGACGAGAACGTTCAGCTTCGTAACTTTGGTATTAAAGCAACAGAAGCACGTATAATCAAACTTTCGCCAGATCAAAGAACATTTACATACGGGGATAACAATAGAAAACTTATGACAATCCCATTTGATGAAAATCCATACTCAGCATTAGCTGCGTGGTTTAAGACGGATGATGGCGTAGAAGTTTATAAGGCAATTGAAAAAAGACTTTAAATAGTCACTCATAGTGGTTAAGCCATCTTTGAGGTGGCTTAATTACTATAAATAAAAAAATATGGCTGTAAGCATAGATACTGTTTATCAAAGAGTATTATCAATACTCAATAAAGAACAACGAGGGTATGTTACGCCTCAGGAATTTAATTTATTTGCAAATCAAGCGCAACTAGATTTATTTGAACAATACTTTTACGATATAAACCAATTTGGAAGATTGCCCGGTAATGATACCGAGTACTCTGATATGCTAAAACTACTTGACGAAAAGATTTCTATTTTCGAAACAAGAAAAACTAACCTCCAATATAATTTTGGCTCAAATGGCACGTTTATATTACCAGATGACTTGTACCGTCTAGGTACCGTTATATACAAAAACTCCACTACTAAATTAATACTAGATCCAGCTCAGGGTCCAGAAACGCCTCAAACAACTATTGAAGAGATTGAGGTTGAGCGTATTAATGCTAATGAGTTTTTATACATAAACTCATCTCCACTAACCAAACCAAGAAATGTTCGCCCATTATACGTAGCCGATTATAGAGGCTTAAAAGTATACGGAGATGTAGAAATAACAGCTGACATTGATTTGACTTATGTTAAGCAACCTGCTAAAGTAGAATGGAAATACCAAATGGTATTAGGTGAAGCTTTATATGACTCATCATTCTCGGTTAACTTTGAATTGCATGCGTCTGAAGAAACTGAATTGGTTATAAAAATACTAGAGCTTGCAAGTTTAGCGACTAAAGATTTACAGGTTAATCAAATAGCTACTCAAGAGGAGATTAGAAACACACAACAAGAAAAATCATAATAAATGGGATTACTTACTCAAAACAATGAACAATATTACCTTGGAGCTGATGGGCAATGGAACAGCTGGGATGAGAACTATGGTGATTACCAATTTACTACTATAAAAGATGTAATTAATAACTTTATTATATCCTATACTGGAGAAGACAAAATAATCAGCAAGATAAAAAGAACAGATGTTTTATTTCACGCTATGCGTGGTATACAAGAGTTCAACTTTGATGTCTTGCCTTCAAATAAATCTGTTGAAATAGAAATAGGTCCGCAGTTGTATTTTGTGTTGCCACAGGATTATGTTAATTATGTAAAGCTTACCTGGAATGACAACGGTATAGAACGAGTAATATATCCTACTTCTAAAACTAGCAACCCATTACCGATACTCCAAGATCACAACTACGAGTATTTGTTTGATCAGCAGAATAGAGAAATATTAGAAGCACAAGAATCTAACACATGGCATGATTTCAGACAAAGAGGAACTAGTAACGACAGCAGCTTAAATGAACAAGCAGCAGACTTGCTTAAGAAGGGTAATAATGGGCAAAGATACGGTTTGGATCCGCAATACATGCAATCCAACGGAGTATTCTTTATAGATCCTATACAAGGCTTAATTAGGTTTAGTTCTGACATGTGCAACCGCATTGTGACATTAAAATATGTTTCTGACGGATTAGCTACAGACGAAGAAATGGTTATCCATAAGCTAGCAGAAGAGGCATTATATAAGTACATTGCTTACGCTGTTCTATCTGTTAGGCCTAATATACCAGAATACGTTGTACAAAGGTTTAAAAAAGAATCATCTGCTGCTAAAAGAAACGCTAAGCTAAGACTATCAAATATAAAATTAGAAGAGATAACCCAGATAATGAGAGGGAAGTCTAAACAAATAAAACACTAGTATGGCAGAATTCTTACACACCTTTCGCGGCGGCAAAATGAATAAAGACGTCGACGAAAGATTAATACCAGAAGGCCAATATAGGGATGCGTTGAACTTAGAAATATCTACTTCAGAAGGTTCAGACACAGGTGCATTACAAAATATAAAAGGTAACACTGAGATTATAAACAAAGCATATAGCGCAAATACAAATTCTTTTACAGAGTGGAGTAGTGACTATATAAATAGCTTGACAAACGCGTATTGCATCGGTAGCTTTGTAGATACAATAACAAATAAGATATATTGGTTCGTGGCATCGAATGAGGCTAGCGTTATAGCTGAGTTTATTACTGCTACAAAAGTTATTCGCCCTTTGCTTGTTGAAAATAAAACAGTTTCCAATAACTTAAACTTTTCAAAAGACTACTTAATAACAGGTGTAAGTGTTATTGATAACGTATTATACTGGACAGATAACCAAAAAGAACCTAAAAGACTAAATATTGGGGACTTTCAAAATTCAACAACTGATTTTATAACTCACTCTAAAATATACAATAGAGACTTTTTAGAGGAAGATATTACTGTAATAAAGAAATCACCCTTAGAAGCACCAAGCTTAGATATGCACGCTAGTGTTGTCGGTGGGCCAGGTACAGGTATAACTCCAGTTACCACAGAATATACTGTTACAGACAGAGAGAACTTCACATATATACCCACTAACAATGATCCAGTGGATTACGTTTCTATGCCCACTTATGCAGAAGCACAGAGCAATCCATCAGAATATCCATCTGGTATAACAGGACAGGTAGCAATAAATGTTAGCAGCGCTCCACTGTGGGCTGCTGGTAGTATAGTTAACCTATCTGGCAGTTATGTTGGTGACTACAATCAAGAAATGGAATTTGGTATTAGAGCAGAGGTTGTCTCTGGTTCTGGTACAACATCTATTACTATAAATATATTGTCTATATCACAAGATATTAATAAAACTTATGATGACCTAGATAATATACAGCCAATTGAGTGGCAGGTGCTTTTAGAAGAGGATATGCCTATGTTTGAGTTCCGCTTTGTAAGATTTGCGTACAGATGGAAATACAAAGACAATCAATTCTCTACATTTTCACCGTGGACAAAACCTGCTTTCTTAGGCAACGAGTTTAAATATGTTTCATCAGATGCCTATAATATAGGTATGACCAACAATATACGTAAGCTTGATATACTAGATTTAGAGTGGGGTAATGATGACGTAAAAGAAATAGAGGTATTATACAAGGAGTCTATATCTACAGCTGTTTACTTAGTAGACACTATTGACGACAAAACAGTAACCTCTCTTAGTATAAACTCAGAAATTATTGGAGCCGTTGTTGAGGCTAACCAAATAATAAGACCATGGGATAATGTACCTAGAAAAGCACAAGCACTTGAGATTACCAAAAATAGAATTATATATGGTAACTACTTGCAAAACTATAATGTGCCCGCTGTAATAGATATCAGTGTCGACAAACAAACATTAGATCACCCAAGTGTTACAGATGAATCGCTACTTAGAATGCCTTATGATTCTATAAAATCACTAAGAACATACCAAGCGGGATTATTATACTTAGATAAATACGGCAGAGAAACACCAGTATTTACAAACAACAATGCGTCTATCGCAATTCCAAAGTCAGACGCTGCGTCTGTAACTAGCCTTAAGTTTATATCTAACCACGCACCTCCTGCGTGGGCTACGCATTTTAAATACTTTATAAAAGAAACTTCTAACGAATACTACAACCTAGCATTAGATAGATACTACGACGCAGAGGACGGCAACGTTTGGTTAAGTTTCCCATCTTCAGAAAGAAATAAAATAACAGACGATACATACCTAGTGCTTAAAAAGCAACATGATACTGATATATACGTAGCTGAAGACGCCAGGTATAAAGTGCTTGCTATTGAAAATGAAGCACCAGAATACATCGCTACATTTAATAGGTCCGTTGCATTTGCGAGAGTGACAACAGTAACAGGGTTTGAGCCAGATTTTCTTAGAATAGAATTTGACGGCCCAACTGGGGCTGGTAATAATGACCCTTTCCAAGAAGCATTCACTTCAGAACATTTGATATCTGTTAGATTTGGATCGGCAAGAACTGAAGATTACAGGATAGCGAGTGGAGGCCCGACAGGTGTAGGATCCAGATACGAGGTTTTATTAGATACTCCATTCGGGGAGGATGCTAATTTCCTTGATGATGTTCCTAATGGAGCCCAGGTTAATATAAATGTTTTTAAAGAAGTACAAGAAAACAAACCAGAATTTCAAGGTAGATTTTTTGTAAAAATTAATAAAGATTTTGCATTTGAAGAAAACGTTATAAAACCTTTTGATGCAATGAATAAGGTATATGGTGTTCTTGGAGAACAGCGTATAAATGTATTTAAACAAAGTACAAACACAGAAGGTAACGGTAACAAATTTGGATGGAACTATCAAGATCCAGGAGAAGATGATGATCCTTGGTTTGAATGTTGTGGCGATAACTTTAATAAAGAAAAAGTTATGGGCTTTGGTGCCTGGGGAGGTAATGGCGTATGGAAGAGTGAGAACACGAAAGCGTGGTACAACCCGCCAACAAACGGGGAGTCTAGCTTTGGTTTTGGGTGCGCTGGAGTCAGCGGTAGTTCTTATCTTGGCCCACTAGCTGGAGATGTTGGTCAAAACAATGGTTTAATGCAACCTGGTGTTTTGGTAAGGTTTGTAGACAATAGAAACGGGGATAAAAGTAATGTTTACGGTGTTAAAGATGTAGAAGCTTATAGATCAAGAAGAGGAAAAATGAGAACTTGTGGCTGGTTCCCCTGTACAAACTGTTGCGCGGACAGCGATAATGGTAACCACATGTACTCTATATCTGTTCTTTTAGATTCTGCATTAGGACCAAACGGTAGCATAGACTTTTTTGCAAAGTTCAATGGAGATCGGAATTCGTTAGATAATGCCTTTGGCGGATCTTTGCCTCGCATACAAGTTTTAGAAGAAGCTATTGGAGATGGTAATAAAATTTTGACATCGACGAATCCAGCTATATTTGAAACTGAGCCAAAAGAAGCAATTGATCTTGATTTATACTACCAAGCAACAGGAGCAATACCTATAAACCAACATGGAGTTGAGTTCACTTTAGATTGGCACAACTGCTATTCTTATGGTAACGGTGTAGAATCCAATAGGATTAGAGATGATTACAATCAACCTACTA